ATCTGTTCACGCATAAAGCGAGTCATCCGCCAAGACCAAATCGAAGGGGGCATGGTCGGTCAGTACAACGCAAGCATCACCCAACGGCTGAACTCTTTGGTGGATAAGCAGGAGAATCAGGTCTTTATTGAACAATGGACCGAAGATGATTGATGAAGGTCATAAACACCACCGCCAAGCGGAAGATTGAATCGCTGACCCATCGTAAACGGGTCATCCAAGGAGGGACCTCGGCCTCCAAGACCTTCAGCATCCTTTGCGTTTTAATCAAACAGGCTTGCACGAAGAAGACCGAAATCAGCATCGTCGGGGAAACCGTGCCTCACCTTCGGAGGGGTGCGATTCGGGACTTCATCAAGATAATGATTGCCAAGGGCATCTTCGTTCCGGCAAGGTGGAACAAGACCCTGCTGACCTACCAGTTTGCTAACCGTAGCACTATCGAGTTTTTCTCGGCTGACCAAGAGGCAAGGCTCCGGGGTGCAAGGAGGCAGGTGCTATTCATCAACGAGGCGAACAACATCGACTTTGAGTCCTACTACCAGTTGGCTATCAGAACCAGCGAGGCCATCTACATCGACTTCAACCCGACGCATGAGTTCTGGGCGCATACCGAGGTCCTGCGAGAGGACGATTCCGAACTGCTCATCCTGACCTATCAGGACAACGAGGCCCTGCCTGATACCATCAAGCGGGACATCGAACTGAACCGCACTAAAGCCGAAACGTCAGCCTATTGGGCGAACTGGTGGAAGGTCTATGGCCTCGGTCAGGTCGGGACGCTTCAGGGTGCTATCTACGAGGACTTCGATGTGGTGGAGGGTATTGATGTCAGCCGTGCGAAATTCGTCGCCTTAGGGCTTGACTGGGGCTTTAGCAACGACCCTACGGCATTGGTCGCTATCTACCGCCAAGGGGACTGCCTGCTCATTCAGGAACTACTCTACTCCACGGGCCTGACCAACCAAGACATCGCAGACAAGTTGCGGTCGCTGGGCATCACAAGGGCTTGGGAGATCGTGGCGGATTCAGCCGAACCGAAGTCCATCGAGGAAATCTACCGCTTGGGGTTCAACATCAAGCCTGCTGAGAAAGGCCCCGATTCGGTCAGGAACGGCATTGACATCCTCAAACGCTACAAGTTGCAGGTTACCAAGGATAGCACCAACCTCATCAAGGAACTGCGGTCCTATACTTGGGCGACCGACAAGGAAGGCAAGAACACGGGGGTTCCGATTGACTCGTTCAACCACGCCTGCGATGCGATGCGGTATGTGGCCCTCAACAAGTTAAGGGTCAGTAACTCTGGGAAGTATGTTGTGGTTTAACTTTGGGGCATGAACCCCGAACGCATCCTTGACCTGCTAATCGAAATCGGGAAGACGGTTGCAGCCGTTTTCTTTATCCTCACCCTTCTAACTCTCCTTTGGACCTTATGAAAGTCGTCCACTACTACCACATCTATTGCGGAGGCAACTGGCAGTTGATACTCAACCAGCACATGATGGCCGTGTGCAACTATGGCCTCATCGGGGTCTTGGATGAGATTCGTGTCGGCATCGTCGGTCCACCCGAACAACGCAAAGCGGTCAAGGAGGTGCTGGAGAACTCGATGGTGGCCCCGAAGATTAAAATAGTAGTAACCCGGACCAACGCTTGGGAGCAGGCGACGCTTACCGAGATGTACCGGGCAAGTCAGGAAGAGGAAGCCGTGTACCTGTACGCCCACACGAAGGGGGCAAGCGATCCGTCCCTCATCAACCAACTTTGGAATCGCAGCATGACCTTCTTCAACGTCGTGGCTTGGGAACGCTGCTTGCAACTGCTCGAAGGCTTGGATGCAGTCGGCTGCCATTGGATTACCAAGGAGCAGTTCCCTCACATGGCGGACCACAACAACCCCGAAGGCTACCCCTACTTTGGTGGAACCTATTGGTGGGCTAAGTCGTCCCACATCAAGGAACTGGGCGAACCTGTACGGGACCACCGCTGGCAAGCTGAACATTGGATTGGCAAGAAGCCCGATACGAAGGTTCACGATACCAACCCCGGTTGGCCGGGTCCCGAAAAGTTTGTAATCACATTTTAACCATGAAAGACAAAGAATTAATCGCCATCCTCGACGAGTTAGACCTCAATGGTGCTGACTGGCAGGGAGGAACCGACAAAGCCAACGGACACAACTACACAAGCACCTATGCCAAGTACTTGGCTGAAATGCGAGCCGACTCCATCAACTTCGTGGAGATAGGCGTGTGGCATGGAGGGTCAATGGCTATGTGGTGCAAGTATCTGCCCAAGGCCAAGTTCCTGTTCTACGACATTGCCAACCAAGTCAAGCCAAAGGCTGACAAGCACATTGACTGGACTCGTTCAAGGCTCCACATCGCATCGGCCTACACACCCGAATCCGTGCAAGTCGCAAGGGACTATTTTAAGAACGGCATTGACTTCCTGCTGGACGACGGCCCGCACACCTTAGACTCCATGTTGCAGGTCGTCAGCCTGTATGCACCATTGATCAACCAAGGCGGTGTCTTAATGATTGAAGACGTGCAGAGCAAGGATTGGTTCGTGAACCTGTCAGCCGTAGCACCGAGCAATTCAATCTTTGAGGCCATAGACCTTAGCGAATCGGGTCGATACGACGACCTTATTGCCGTTTACAAGTTCTAACCATGGGCATCCCCGTCATCATCAACAACCGCAACCTGCTGACGTGGCCCAAGGCGATGGTCAGGGACTTGAGCAAGTGGGAGGGGATTGGGGACATTTACATCGTGGACAACGGTTCAACCTACGAGCCATTGCTGGAGTGGTACGCCACGAATCCCTGCAAGGTCGTAATGCTTAGCAAAAACTTGGGCCATCAAGCCCCATGGACTTCGGGCTTGGTGCAACAACTGGGAGAGCCGTTCTATGCGGTTACAGACCCGGACCTTGACCTTTACAAAACCAGCAAGCGGACGATTCCCATGTGCTTGGAGTGGTTGCAACAATTCCCCCAAGCAGGCAAGGTCGGCCTGTCGCTCCGATGGGATGACGTGCCTCCAAGGTCGTCGTACTATACCCACGTCAACAACTACGAGGCGACTCGTCAGCGTAACTCAAGGGTCATCATGGCAGCAAGAGTTGACGTGCCTATCGACACGACCTTTGCCGTTTACAATCGGCAGGAGTACTTTATCGGTGGGGTTTCGTTGCTTGAGTCAGCGAGGCACATTCCTTGGTATTACTCGGAGAAAGAACGCAAGGCGGATAAGGAGTTCAGCCAGTACCTTGCATCGGCATCGTCGGCATCGTCCTACAAAACCTTCTTGAAACTATGAAACTCCAAGACCTCACCATTGACCAGTTCCAACGCATTGGAGCCATTGAGTTCAGTAGCGTCCTTGGGGACTACGACAAGCGTGCAGGGGTCGTTGCAATCGTAGAGGGGGTTGATATATCAATCGTTCGAGAAATGCCCGCCAAGAGCGTCCTAAAGCGTTACAAGGCTATTATCAGCGAGTGGAACGCATTGCCTGCGTTGGGATACAAGCGAAAGTTCAAAGCAGGGGGCAAGTGGTGGATTCCGACGGTCTTTACGGACGAGTTGACTGCTGGGCAGTTGATAGAGTTAATGGACGCAAACACGACGGACGAAAAGCAGTTGTTGCAGAACCTCCACCGCATCATGGCAACCTTGTGCCGGGAAGGCGGTCTATTCGGATTCTTCCCGAAAAAGTACGACGGGGCTGCCCATGCCGAGCGAGCCGAACTGATGAAGAAACACGCCAAGGTGGGCGACGTTTGGGGGGTTGTCAGTTTTTTTTTGCTAAGTTCAGAATCCTACTTGAAAGTTTTGAGCGACTATTCCAAGCACCTGATGAAGACGGCCGAGGGGCTGACGTAAGTCCGCTTGCCGGCTACGGATGGCTGATGGTGGTGTGGCGGATGGCTAACAAGGACGTGCTAAAGTTCGATGCCATCTTCGCAATGAAGGCGGTGGAGTTCCTGAACTACGCCCTCCTGATTCACGATATTTTGGAAGCCGAGAGGATGGAAGCGGAAAGAGCGAGGCGCAGATAGACACATTCCAGCACGGGGGACATTTACCCACATGGAAACAACCATCCTCGCCAATGGTAAGCCCGTAAACAAGTTCGGCAGCGGTTCGAT